TGGACAATCTGCAGCTAATTTTGGAAAAGATGGAAATTTTGGAAATTTAAATGGTTCAACATTTGGTGGTAATAATGTACCATTTAATCCAGGACAACAAGGAGGTGGTTCCGAGGATTTAGATAATCAACTTAGAGCAAGATTATCAAGTGGGGGTACGTTGGAATCAAATTTAGATGATATACTTAGAGCAGAAACACAAAAAGATAGTTTAGGTAGAGAAAGGTTTTTTACAGAAGCTGATTTGATGGTTGCTGATTTAATAGATAAAGCAAAAGATGATAGAAATTCTAAAGAATTACAAAAATCTTTATCTCAAATTAGACAAGAGCTTGAGGAAGAAAGAAGAAAGTGTTGTACGGACTGTGATTAAAAACTATAAAACGAACAAAGATATATTTATATTAAGATAAAAACAATTTTTCAAAAATGGATAATAAAAAACTTATTAAGGTAATAAAGGCATTAGTGGAGGTTGAGGTATCTAAGAAACATGAGAAGTTTCTTAAGGACCAATTTCCAGCAATACTTGATGAAGCCGTTAAAGGTAAAATAAAAACTTTGAAAAAAACTACAACAAAAAAAGTAGTTAGTGAAGAAGTAGACCCTTTTGAAATGGCAAATCAAGTATTACAAAACGAACGAGAAGAACAACCAAAAAGACAATTGAGTAAAAACGCTGCAATTAATGAGGTTCTTAATAATACACAACCATTCTCTAAAGAACAAAGAAGTGGAGGAACACAAGTTAAATCTGTGTTAGATTCATTTCAGAAACCACAAGTGAATGAAAGTATGGATAAAACAATTACATTTGATTCAACTAACGTTGCAATGGGAGGAGGTGTACCACCGAACTTGCAACATTCAATGGCAGCACAGATGGGATATGGAGATGTATCAGCAGCTGCTGGAGTGAAGCAAGGTGGATTGGGTGTACAGACTGGGTTAGCTGGTTTGGATAGAATATTAAACAGAGATAACTCTGCGTTAGTTAAAAAGTTTAAAAAGTAAGGAGTAAGTAGTGGCATATGTTATAGGTAAAAAGATTGTAAAAGATACTGAATCAGAGTTTGATAGTCATGCTTATGGATTTCAGTTTCCTACAAACGGTGGTACTTTATTTAAACCAACCTATACCTCATATGAAGCTGCAAAATCTAATTTAAGAAATCTTCTTCTTACAGCAAAAGGAGAGCGAGTAATGCAACCAGAATTTGGTACAGGATTACACGAATTATTATTTGAACAAATGGGAGATGATTTTGAGGGTAGATTAGTAGATACAATAACTGAAAGTGTAAACTTTTGGTTACCTTATATAAACATAGATGAGATAAATGTTGAATTAACAGATGAAATGAAAGATAGAAATCAAGTTGGAATGAATATAAAATTTTCAATTGGTGATAATATCGAAACCGATAATGTAACATTTACTTTGCAGGGATAATAAATTATGGCACTTAATACTGGTAATATAAAAAACAAGGGAAGAGATATTAAATATCTAAATAAAGACTTTGGTCAATTTAGAGATAATTTAATAGAGTTTTCAAAAACATACTTCCCACAAACGTATTCTGATTTTAATGAATCATCGCCAGGTATGATGTTCATAGAAATGGCATCTTACTTAGGAGATGTTCTTGGATATTATATTGATGATACTTTAAAAGAATCAATGATTCATTCTGCAGAAGATAGAAGTAATGTTGTTGCTCTTGCAAACTTCTTAGGATATAAACCAAAAACAACATCGGCAGGATTAACAACTATATCAGTTTACCAGCTTGTACCAAGTAAAAGAAAAGCTAGTGGTAATTTATATGATGGTGATAATAGATTTGATTTAGATGCAGGATATCTTATTAGAATTAAAGAAGGAATGAATATTACTTCTTCAACAACAGGTCTTACTTTTAGAACTACCGAACTTGTAGATTTTAATGACTTGAATGAGAGAGAAGTATCTGTGTACGAAAGAAACGAATTCGGTGAACCAACATTTTATTTAATAAGAAAATATGTAAATGCTATTTCAGCTGAATTAAATACATTAAATGTTTCATTTGATTCACCAGAGCAATTTTCTAAAGTTAATATTGCTGATACTAATATAATTGAAATTTATGATGTGAGGGATTCAAATGGAAACAAATGGTATGAAGTTCCTTATCTTGCACAAGAACTTGTTTATACTGATTACGCAAACACAGACCAGCGTGATAAAGATTTAGCACAATTTAAAGATTCAGTATCACAGATTTTACAGGTAACTAAAACATCAAGAAGATTTGTAAGACAAGTAAATGAAGATAATTCAACATCTCTTGTATTTGGGGGAGGTAATTCAGCATCTTCAGATGAAACTTTCTTACCAAACTTTAAAAATGTTGGATTAGGATTGAATAATTCAATTGATAGATTGGGTGCATCATTTGACCCTGCTAACTTCTTAAAATCAAAATCATATGGACAGGCTCCTGCCAACACAACACTCACTATACGATATTTTACAGGTGGTGGTGTTGAGGCAAATGTACCTGCAAACGATTTAACTAAAATAGATGCAATTGAATTCGATGAAGATTTATCTTTATTTGATGATGATGAATTAACATTATATAGATTCTGTAAAAATTCAGTTGCAGTTGATAATGAAATACCAGCTAGTGGTGGTAGGGGTGCAGAAACAATCGATGAGATTAGAGAAAACGCACTTGCACACTTTGGTTCACAAAACAGAGCAGTAACACGAAAAGATTATCAAGTTAGAGCATTAGCTCTTCCACCAAAATATGGAGGTGTAGCAAAAGCATATACTGCTCCTGATGGAGAATTGGATAACAACTCACCATCATCAATATTATCCTCACCTGATTCTTTAGATGAGTTCGCAGGGTTGGTTTTGGATTTACAAGAAAAAGAACTTACAGAAACTGAGTTAAAAACACAATTACAAACTTTTTTAACTAATAAAAAAGGAACTGTAAATGAAAAGAATAATCCATTTGCTATAAATCTATATGTTCTTGGATATAATTCAAATAAAAAATTAACATCTTTAAACAGAGCAGTTAAAGAAAATTTAAAAACATACCTATCAGAATATAGAATGTTAACCGATGGTATAAATTTATTAGATGGTTTTGTAATAAATGTTGGTGTTGATTTTGAAATCAGAGTATTTAATTCTTATAATAAACGAGAAGTAATGTTACAATGTATTACTGAAATAGAAAATTATTTTAATATTGATAATTGGACATTTAATAAACCAATTAATATTTCAGAATTGGAATTGATAATAGCATCAGTAGAAGGAGTACAATCTGTTCCTAAATGTATAATTGAAAATAAATGTGGTGGAACTTACTCTAAGCACAAGTATAATATTGAAACGGCAACTAAAGGTAAAATGGTTTTTCCATCATTAGACCCTTCAGTATTTGAATTAAAATATCCTGGTAAGGATATAAAAGGGAGGGTTATATAATGTATCATTTCGTAACCGCATCTAAAGATGCATCTATTTACTTACAACAACCATCTCAGAATACTGGATTAGATGAAATTTTAGAAGTTTCTAAAACTTATTATGGAAGTTTAAAAGATATAGCACATTCTGTAATCAAGTTTGAAACAACTCCACTTTCACAATCTATTGCAAGTGGTGAAGTAACAATGAGTGCAGTAGATATGATTCTTAAAGAATGTGAATCATCTGAAATTCCAATTGATTATACAATATATGCTTATGCAGTAACACAATCATGGGAAATGGGTATAGGTACTCGTTTCGATGATATTACAACTGATGGTGTATCTTGGAACTCTGTAAGAACAGGACAAGATTGGTTATCACAAGAAAACCATTCTGCAGATACAACTGGTTCATTTAATGGTAAGGGAGGAACTTGGTTCACTGGTTCATTTTCATCACAATCTTTTTCATACGAATCATCTGATATAGAAATGGATGTTAAAACAACTATGGATGAATGGATTGGTGGAACTCTACCAAATGAGGGATTTATTTTAAAACATGATACATCATTAGAAAATGATACTAATGATTATGGGCAATTAAAATTCTTCTCAAAAGAAACAAATACAATATACCAACCTAAACTGAGAATTGGTTGGGATGATTCTTCATTCTCTACTGGCTCTTTAACAGAACTTACCGCTGATGATATTCATGTAACATTTAAAAGATTAAAGACTAGATACAAGCGTGGAAGTAAACCTACAATCAGAGTTTTCGGAAGAGAAAAATATCCTCTTAAAACATATACTAATGAATACTCATATACAGATTTATATTTTTTACCATCAACTACTTATTATCAGGTAAAAGATATATTAACTGATGAGATTATAATTGCATTTGATGATGATTACACAAAAGTTTCGTGTGATTCAAATGGTAATTTCTTTAAATTAGATTTAACAAATTGGGAATATAATAGAGATTACTATATTCAGATTAAAACTAATAGAGATGGTGTTATAGAATACTTTGATGATAAGGATTTAACTTTTACGATAGAGAAATAAAATGGCATTAGATAATAAATTTAGAGTTTCAGAATTGGCACAGAGTGGCTCACGAGCAATCATCTCTGAGGACCCTATTTCTAAAACTCATACATTTATTGATGGTTCTACTACCATAGTTTCTCAATCTGCTTCTGAACCATATGAACATATTGAAGGTGAAAGAGATGGTGAGTTAACAAACTTTATAGAAAAGCCAAAGTACGAAGAAGAACAATTAAAGAAAGCAGTTGATACTGTTATTGATGAGTTAATAGTACCACCATTACCACCATCACCGCCGGTAGTTCCTAAACCAATATACGATGATTTATTAGAACGATACAATCAAGCGATTGCAGATTTAGCAACTGCTAATAATACAATTAGAGATTTACAAGCACAGATTGCACAATTACAAGGTCAGATACAATCATTAAGACAACAACTTGATGCTGCACAGGTGGCCAGAGCAATTGCTGAAAACCAATTACAACAACAAGCTAGTTCATTTGGTGATTTAAGTGCTAAATTTTCACAAGCAATTATTAAAGCAACAAGAGAAGCATCAGCAAGAGTATCTCTTCAAGCACAAGTTGCAGGTTTAGATGCTCAGAAAGAAACACTTAGAGAACAAATACTTGGATTGAGACAGATTGTTGCATCACTACAAGGACAGGTAGAAGCTCAATTAGCAATATTGGACCAACAGGTTGCATCATCACAGGCAGCTCAACAAGCAGCACAAGACATGATATCAGGTAATCAAGCAACAAGTACTGCAGTAGCAAGTGGATTTGAAGATATGGGTGATGGTGATATATTCGTTAAATGGAGTACTGGAAAATATACAAGTGGTAATTTAGTTGTTGGAATGACAACTAAATGTAAAGATTATATAGGTGGACCTGGTAGATGGGACGGTGGTGAAAAACTTGAAATACAAAATTTAAAAGATGATGATATCTCTGTAACTAAAGTTAGTATAAGAGTAACTTCACAAAGTGGTGGTGGATGGAAAGGAACAAAAAATTGGTTTAAACCAGCATCTCAACCAAATATAGGTAGAGGTGATAAGGGTAGTGTTACTATGGTGGCTGAAAAATGGATTCATGGTCAAAATGGAGGTTCCAATCAAGTACAACCTTCTGATGGTTTATATGTAAAAAGAGCATTCGGAATTAAAGACCGTGAGGCAAAAAATCATACTGGTAATTTTGAACTAACAATTGGAACTAGTGATGGTGCAACCATAAAGAAAACATTTGGATGGAGACTTGCAAAGAATAAAAAGAGTATATAGAAAATGGCAATAAAAGGATTTAAACAAGTAGTAGAAAAGAAGGGATACCGACTTGATGACAAAGATAGAAAAATCTTTGAAAAGGAAATCAAGCGTGGGTATTTCGGATTTGATGTTGGTGATATTATCGAGTTTGTAATCTATGATGCATCTGATAATCAATTACCACAAGAATTTGTTAATGGTCATAAAGTAAGGTATATAAACTATACTGATGAAAATATAAAAGAATATTTCGATAAAGTACCTGAAAATAAGTTTAACAAAAAATCTAATAATGCTAAAGAGTATTTTATAGACACTGAAAAACTTATTAAAGAAGCTGGATATTCTAATGGAGTATTCAAAACACAGATTACTTTATTAAATAGAAGATTGGGTTCTGAACCAAGATTGTTTGATAAAGCTTGGATTCATGAAATATCACCATCAAGAACAGAGGTAAGAGTACTACCAGTAGTAGAAGATGGAACAAATATTCCTAATTCAGATTTACAGGCAAGGTATGATACGTTTGTAAATTGTGGTACTTTTACAGCTGATGTTTTAATTTTTATAGATGAGTTTGTAGACCAGTTTGATGTTGCTGAAGTAATCAAAAATATGTTGATGAAAAAGGGAACTATATCAGAAGGACAGGATTATATAAAATTAATAGAAAAAGAATTTCAATTAGTAAACTTTGAAGTTTATCTTACACAAGCAAAAAAAATGTTTCAAGAGATTGTGGATAACTATCGTATGAATAGATACTACAATCCATTTGAACCAAACTTTGGACAACCAACTGGTGAATCATTTGGAGTTGAATTTGATATTGCATCTGTTTTTGGTGAAATTTGTGAAATGGCATCAAATGCTGCAGAATATACATTACCAAAACAAGATATTAGATTAAATACGGCTAAAAGTGCATCTCAAAGTAGAACAATAGATGAATTAAAAGATATTTTACTAACAGTTCGTAGTAGTAGTGAATATTCTTCTGATAGACCTACTGCTAAAGCAGCACAAATACGAGGATGTACAGACCCTTCTGCTAAAAACTATAACCGAGCGGCAACAATATCTTCACAATGTGTGTACGATATAAAAGTACCAAAGTATAGAAGTATAAAGGTTTGTAATGATAGGAGAGCTACAAATTTTGGTAGAGATGGTAATTGTACATATCCACCCCCACCTCCTCCTCCACCACCACCACCACCAATAGTAGTGAGGAATCCCCCACCTCCTCCACCAAGAGAGTCATCAGGTGGTTCTGGTTTATGTAAATATGGTAGTAGATATAGTATCTCAGCTGTTAGTAATCAAACTGTTGCAGCTGCAGGTAAAACAATTGGTCAACCACTTCAAGTATTGTTAGATGGTCAAAGACCTATGGCTGCTTGTAGAACCCAAGTAGGATTTACAATATCAGGATTTCCAAGTTGGATAACACCTAATATGAGAAGTAATAGCGATTCATCGGCTAGTAACTTTAGATATACAGTAGCAAAAAACACAGGTGCTTATAGAAGTGCAGTAATCAAAGTAACACCAAATCGTGCATCAGCAGGAGGTAGATATGCTGTATTTACTGTAAAGCAAGCGGCGGCGGTATCAAAACCACCACCACCTCCACCACCTCCACCACCAACAGTTGCTTTAACTACTAGTCCAGCTACCTTAGAATTTAATTCCCAAGGAAGGCCTGCTTTTGGTATTGCAAGAATTAGTATAACTGTACCAGCTGGAGTAAGATGGGATATATCACCAAATGGTGCAGCAGTTAATGGTATAGTATATAATCCAACTATGGGATATGGACCGGGAACCGTAAATTTTACTGATGTTAATCCAAGTTATAGTACAAATGATAAAGCTGGTTATATCGATGTCCACTCTCAAGGAACATATAGGAGAACTTTTGTTACACAATATAAAGCTCCACGTTCTAGTGGTTATGGAAATATGGGTGGTGACCAAGTTCAATCACGAGCTGGATTTGAATCACAAGCATAAAGATATTTATATAGAAGGATAAAAGGAGAAAAATAGAAAATGGCAAGACCAAGTAGAAATGGTACTTATAATGGAGAAAAAGATGGGTTCTACACATGGAATGGACGCATGTGGGTGGATTCTCGTGTCACTTCTTTTAACAATGGTAATGGTGGTTTACCATTTGTTGGTGATTTAGGATTAGGTGACATTGGTGATTTTAGTGATTTTAAAATTGATATACCAGAAATCAAATTTGACCCAATTCATTTCGAAAATATTACATTAGTATGGGGTTCTAATCCTACTGGTATAGACTTTACTGTAAGTCATAATGGTAGAAATAAAACCAAATGGAGTAGTAGAGATTTTCTAAACCGAAAAACCTTTTCGGCTAAAGCAGGTGGATATGGTGAATCAGCTGATAAATATACTGTTGAAACAGTTGTGAGCAACCCTTCTTCAGTTAATTCAATTGGTTTCTTCCCCATGTTTCAGGTTCTTATTCGTAAAAATGGTGCTCTTGTAAAAACAATGACACTGGCAGATAAATACTTTACAGGTAAGTTTGAATTTAAAAAAGAAGAAATTATAGTTCAAAACCCTCCGACTGGAATAGGTGTAAATGTTGATGTACAGGTACCAAATGGAGTTTCTGCTAAGGTTCAAATCAATAGTAAATCAGAAACCTCGAATGGTTCTGAAGATTTATCAATAGTAGACCGAGATTCAAGTGTAGGAAACTTAAATGTTACATTACAAGGAACTGATTCTACTTGTAACTATATGTATGAGTTGGCTAATTCAGCAGGAGCCTTTATAGCTTCTGGAAATACAAAAAACTTTAGCAAGAGTGGATTAACAGTTGGGAGTTATAAATTAAAAATTGTAGTAAGTAAAACTGCTGTTCCAGACCCACCTAAACCATCACCAAGTTATAGATATAGAACAGAAACATATTATGTAAACTCCACATCAACGGCTGGTAGTGTTGCTGCATCTGCAGCTAAGGTAACAACAACTGCAACCGCAGATAGAGATTTTATAAACTTTGGAGCAGGTACTGAAGATGATGATACGATAGATATTTCTTATAGCTCAACAAACGCAGATTATGTTAATTTTATTTTAGGTTCTTCTAAAACAGAATTAGGAAAAAGTGGTACAATTACAATTTCAGGTACAGATTTATTTCAAGGAGAAGGAAAATATACAGCATATTTTCAAGCAGTATCTAGAAGAGATGGAACTGGTAATACCGCATCTATTCAATTTAACGCTATTAGAAAAAATCTTTTACCTGGTCCTGATATTTTAACAATAGATTATCCTAACCAAATTGTTGGTAAAGATTATCAAGGATATAATGTTGATTTTGAAATATCTTGGACTTCAATAAATACAAATTATGTTGATATTTGGATAAATGAGGTTAAAGATACATTGAAATTGGCTTCAAAAAGACCTGCCGATGGAGTACAATCTTTTAATATTAAAGATGTATTAAGAAAAGCAGGAAATAATTTAGATGAAGATGCTGATGCAGTTGTATTTGATTTAAAATTAATTCCTTACAATGAAGAGGGTGATTCTAAAGTAGCAGGTAAAACCGAAACTATACAAATTACCTTTGATAAAGGAAACATAAAATTAAGAAGAGATGTAATTTTAAAAGATATTAAAGAATCTATTTGTGATTTATTCAATACTGATGTATTGGGTAGTGATTCTTCTAAATACTTAACTCACTTAATGCACTTTGGTGAAGCTAATAACAAAGTAGTTGCATCTTGGGATACTGATTACGAAACATTCTCAGAATATGAATTCAAGGAAGATACTGGTGAAAGATTAAAAGTACATGAAGAAAAAACTCTTGTATTTAAATTATATGAACCTCTTCCAAGAGAAGTACAACCAAATGAACAGATTTGGGTTTCTAAGATACAATCAATTCCTTATGTTGAACAGGTAACAATAGTAAATGAAGAAGTTGAAGATTGTATTGAATTAATACCAAACTTTGGTACTGATGTGTGTGGTGAAAATATTGGATATCAACTATATGATGATTTGATAGCAAGTGGTTCTACATCATCCACAAAACTTTTAACAGAATATGTTAGTGGTAGTGGGTTTGATTTAAAAAAGCTTGATATTAACTTTGTGAGTTCATCAAGAGAAGTTAGTGGTTCGATATATGTTGATGGGGATTATACCTATGCTTGGAATAATTTTGTAAAGTATTCTTCAGCTGAAGAACGAGTTGATAACTTTATGTATAAAATAAAGTTAATAGAATTCTATGAAGATAAAATAACAAAATTACAATCTGGTTCGTTCCACACAGGCTCAGTAACATTAAAAAACGAAATTAATAGAAACTCCGAATCGATTCAAAAAGTAGAAGATGAACTTGATGCATTTGAATCATTCTTATATACAAGTTCATCGATAGATGGATTAACATATCCTGGTGCTGGTGGTAATTCTATATCTTCATCTGATTCATCAGATGCTACATCTTGGTATAATAGTATAATATCGAATGCAAAGAATTATGATTATTACAACAAAGATTATCTTGTAAACAACTTACCACTTCATGTTCAAGATTCTGAAGATTCTGAACAGTTTAAAATGTTCTTTAATATGATGGGTCATCATTTCGATGTTCTTTACTCATATACAAAATCTATTGCACAAAAGAAAAACTTAGAACATAAGTATGATATTGGTATTAAAGATTCTTTACTTTCAGAAATGTTAAAATCTTTAAGTTGGGATGCTAAAATACCAGCTAAAGCACAATCTCTATGGGAATATGCATTTGGTGAAACATCAACTGGTACATCAGTATCATCTATGACTGGTAAACAAATCCAAAACGAAGTATGGAGAAGATTACTTAATAACTTACCTTACTTGATGAAACACAAAGGTTCAAGTAGAGCAGTAAAAGCAGCACTTACTTGTTATGGTGTTCCTTCATCAATGTTAACCATTATGGAATTTGGTGGACCAAGGAGTTCAGATGGTGGTACAACTAAATTCTCATTCGAAGATAGAACCGCAGCAATAAACATAAGTGGTTCGCAATCAATATTAGTTCCTTGGAAAGAATACTCAGAAACATCTGATTATCCAAATGCAGTTGAAATTAGAGTAAACTCTGATACAAGACAAGACCAAACCTTTGTATCAAGTTCATTATGGAGTGTGGGTGTTGAACATACAAGTGGAAGAAACGCAGTATTAAAACTTACAGTTTCAGATACTACATCTGCATACTCAGTTACATCTTCAGCTTTCCCATTCTATAATGATGAATATACACAAGTTATTGTAACTAAGAATGGTAATTCATTTAATGTATATGGTAAGGAAGCATTTCAAGGTAGAATACGAAGTGAAGTTTCTGCTTCATTAGAAGTTGAAAATCATATTTGGCAAACTGATACTACATTAAGAATTGGTGGAGATACATTGACTGGTTCTGTTGATGAATTTAGATATTGGACAACTCCATTATCTGAATCAAGAATGGATAATCACACTTTGATGCCAGATGCAATTGATGGTAATCATCACTCATCATCTACTGAAGATTTAATATACAGATTAGATTTTGAATATCCAAAAGATAGAAACGCTGATACTGCAATTAAAAACGTATCCATAAATGAAGGATATGGTGAACCATTTGCTACGGCAAGTGGATTTGATTCTATTACAGATTATCCATATCATTATACAACATATGAAAGAACTGTAACTGCAAATGTTCCTTCAAGTGGATTTAACGTTTCACAAAAATTTAGATTTGAAGAACAACAAGGATTAAATGAAGATATAGAATATGGATTAACTCTTTCTTATAGAGACCGTTCAACTAAAAAATCTTTCGATACTTCTCCTGTTGATTCAAATAGGTTAGGATTATTCTTTTCACCTGTTAAAGAGGTTAATATGGATATCCTAAAATCATTAGGACAGTTTGAATTGGATGATTATATTGGTAATCCATCAGATGAATATGAGTATGAATATAGAGATTTAAGAATTTTAAGAAATTATTATTTTGAAAGATATAGTTTAAACTTATACGAATATATTCAATTAGTAAGATATATTGACCAATCATTATTTGAGGTATTAGAATCACTTGTACCTGCAAGAGCAATTGTATCAAGTGGATTATTGATTGAACCACATATACTTGAAAGAAATAAAGTAAAAAGAACTAAACCTCAAGCAGTAGATTTTGGTTCTAAATTTCAAGATGGGGAGATTGATGCTAGAGAAGCTTATCAATTAGCAATGATTCCAATAACACAATGGCCAGCTGATTTAAAATTACAAGAACAAGTAAGATTAGCAGGTTTACAGAATCAATATGCTACTTTACTTAAACTAAGTAAACCAACATTCCAAGGAAACTTTAATGATTTGATTGGAAGAATAGATGATTTATCACCAACATTTGTATCAACTGTTGATTTAATTGATGGAAGAATTACAGATTCAAAAGTTGTTGATAAGTTAATAAAACAATTTGAAGCATTTGGTGGCCAAAATCAAGTAGGTATTGATACTGATAATTTAACAAATGGATTAGCGGGTATAACCGCACAAAACGGATTTGCTTATATTACTAAATTAGATGGAAGAGGAAATCTTATAAAAGAACACAAACAGGTATTTATAGTAGAAGAATCTTATACTATTACAATTCCAAAACTAATTAATAGAAATGACCCATCATTGGGTTACGAAGATGAGATTGTAACTAAAACAAGAAAAGTAGTAGTATTTGCTGATATTGGTGATAACGGACCAACAGTTGGTGGTAACACATTATCAGTTACAAGAGCAAATTCAAATGGTGGTAAGTTGATAGGACAGTTGGGTTCTTCTAACTTAGGTCAAAAATATAGTGGAAGAGGATTTAGATTCCCTTCTTTACAAAATGAAAACACAACACTAGATGGACGTTCAGCAGTAGAAACTTTCTGTACAAACCCTAATATTCTTAAGGTTTCTGATACATCAAGGGGAGCTGGAGAACCAATTTTAGAGGTAGATGTTAAATAATACGTTAATTTTATAAAATAGTTATATTTATATATTGAATAACACAGAGGAATAAATTATGGCATATTTAGATAATTCAGAAATCACAGTTGATGCTATCCTTACAAGAAAGGGTAGAGAACTTATGGCAAATGGCCAAGGAATCAACATAACAAAATTTGCATTGGGAGATGATGAGATAGATTACTCATTATATGAACCAGCACATCCAAAGGGTAGTGCTTATTATGATGCAGCAATTAAAGCAATCCCAATCACAGAGGCTTCACCAGATGAGACTCAAGTATTGAAATACAAATTGGTAACTTTACCAAAAGGTACTAAGAAGATTCCACAAGTGGAATTTGGTATTCCATCTATTTCAGTAACTCAAACTTCAGGTCAAGTTTCTCTAACACCAACAACTTCACCAGCAGGAAACACTCAGAGTGGATATACTATGATACTTTCTAACAAGAACGCAGGTTCTGTTGTAGGTACTGGAATCGCAGCTGGTAGTGGTACAGTTCCTTTAACTCTTGGGGAGGAAATAACAACAACTGCAGCCATAGAAGTTGGACAAGCGTTTACATTTATTCCTAACCCAAGTATTACACAAACAATTAAGACAACGATTACTGTATATGGTAATGAAACGGGTGGTTCACAAACTATTCCTGTAACTATTACTTATGTACAACCAAGTTAATAAAAAGGAAAAAATAAAATGGCAAATATATCAGGACAAGCAGGAGTAAATTTATCAGCTGATTTAGCATCATATCTATCACAGAATAATGGTAACCTAACCTCTGAACAATTAACCGGAATCATCAACAATTATTTGACTGGTGGTGATAAAGTTGCTGCACAAGGTGGTAACTTATCAACAGGAGTATATAAAAGATTTGGAGAGTTTGATACCGTACAAGGAAAAATAGATACAGTTACTTCTGGTCTTTGGACTGGAGATACTGGTTCGATGACAACCTTTTTTACTTCATCTACTCAAACAAACGCAACAAAAAATTATTATCTAAATGTGTACAATGCAGACCCTGCTACTGATGAAACTGCAACTGTACAATATGCAATCGCATTTGGTAACAAATATGGAAGTGGTTCTGTATCACTTGCAAATTCAGATGATGCAACTTTAGCAGCTAAAGCAACATATGCACAATATCGTTCTATTCTTCTTGAAGAAGAAGATAACTTCTTCTCATTCACATCAGCATCAGGTGGAACACATGATTCAGAAGATATCTTTATAGTTAATGTTGCAAGAGCAAGATATAAAGAAACAATGGACCCTGGTAACATAGAGTTTAAACTCGCTGGACCAAATGGAACCCAAACATTTATTGATGATAGTGGTAAGAAATTTTCAGATGCAGTTGGAAAAGCTGGTAGAGTGTTTAATATCGTAAGTGGTTCACTTAATTTAGGAACTGAAAATGACCCAACAGTTGCAGAGAACTATTCAAGTGGTACTGCAAATGGACAAGGATTTGGATTATTTTATCCAGACCAAGGATTGATGGTACTTAACCCAGCTGCTCTTAGAGCAACAGTTGGTACATCAACCGATAGTGGTTCTGTTGGTGGAACATGGTTGTACAAAGGATTTGATTATGAAGGACAAAATTCTTACTTACTACATAATATGTTAGAAAGTGGTTCTGATTTCCAAGCAAGAAGAGTAGAAAACATTTCTACATCACATTACTTTGTAAGAGCACAGAACAGAGAATTTAACTTCTCTAACAACCCAACATTCATAACAGGTTCAGATGGAACTTTCAAAGAATCAGATTTCGAAACAAATCCAAGAACTTATATTACAGCAATTGGATTGATGAATGATGCAAATGAAATTCTAGCAGTAGCTAAAACTTCACAACCTATTGAAAAATCATTCGATAAAGAAGTACTTATAAAAGTTAAACTTGATTTCTAAAAGAACTTAACCTATAATAAACCCTCACCACTTAGGTGGGGGTTTTTTGTTTATAATTAATATAATGGATTCACACGATACTTTACTTCTTTCTGATACTGAAATAGAACGTATCAAATCACAATATAATAATAAATTAAAATTGGTAGAAAGTGATATCAGACACCATTGGCATTATCATGAAACCAATCCAACTACATGGATATATAAATTAGTAGATAATTTAATTAAAGAAAATATAGGTAGTGAATATTCCATTTACACTCGTGTAAGTATTTTAAAGTACACAAAGGGTGATTATTTTTTAGAACATTCTGATGGAAGTTATAATACATCTTTAGACCCAAATCTATCTGAACATTTTTACGGTGGAATTGAAATGAGTAATTTTAATGATTTTACGGGTGGTGAGTTCTTCAAAAATGGTGTAGTTGTACCTTTTAAAAAAGGTAAAATAAATACCCATCAATTCGATGAACCACATGGTGTAAACGAAATAACATCAGGAGTAAGATGGAGTTTACAATTTCCAATAAAATGGCGTTATGAAACAAATTTAATATAATTAGAGGTTTTTTGTTTCCATATATTTATATAGAGGAATTATAGTATGTTAAAAAATATAGCCAAATCAAACGTTCAACAGAGAAGCTTTCCTGTATATAAGAAATTTTATGCATCCGAAGCTGATTATCCTGTAATGAAGATATATGATAAAACATCTGCTCTTCATAGCGGAAGTGGTGCCTTTGATGCATCTTCTTTTGAAAGAACTGTTAGTGGTTCTATTATAGATTCATATCATAAGCATCCAATGTACAAATCAATAAGACAAAAGTATTTTATTGAAAATGATTTGGTAAAAATGTTTGGACCTATTTCTAATCTTTATGATTTTTCAAATGAGAGAAGATTAGAAGAAACAATTTATGTAATTGATATAGACCAAATAAGATATGGTGAGGGAATAAAACCTTCTTCTATTAGTTTAACATCACCACAAGTTGCATCTGGTTCCGAAGTTACTGATGATGGTAAAGGAGTTTTAAGAGCAAAAACTACCGAATACCAATGGACTAGAATGGATATGAATCAGTTTCAAAATGATTTTTCAAGGGGAGTTGATATTGTATTTGTAGATAATGATACTCAACCAATTACCATTAGAGCACAACAACCATATGGTATTGATTTTAATAATCCATTGGTAAAACTAACTTGGGAAGGTGATACAGATGATAGAACTATTCAAAGAATGGATGCATATACTGATACATTCCAAACAGGTAGTCAAGGACAGATTACAATAGCAGAAGGATTAAACTTTTTAGGTTCTGGTTTAGAGAATGTACAAGTAGGTAATGTATTTTATGCAGATGGGTTAATTGTATTTACTACACTTGCTGAACAAGAACAAGATGTTACTGATTATGATTTAGAGTTTCGTTCTACAAAAACAATACATGAATTAGAAGTACTTTGTCAAGCAGGAGATTGTGAATTTAACTACTCACAAAATCCATCAGCAATAACCACAACTTTAAGTGGTTCATATAATTTTACAGAAAGTGAAATACGAGAAGGTAGTAGACTGGTTAGAAATACTAGAACAAGACCAATACGGGAAATAACAACAATAGATAGGTTAAATGAATTTCATGGTTCTGTAACAAGTTCAGTAACAAATGAATATGCAACTGGTTCTTGGGATGATTATTATAACTATTCATTAACAGACCCAACTGGTTCATATTTAACAACATTCGTATCAACAATAGGGTTGTACGATGATAATAATAACATGGTAGCAGTAGCAAAGTTACCCAAACCAATAAAGAAATATCCAGACATGGCGGTGAATTTTATCGTTCGTATGGATTTATAACATATTTATACTTATATAAAAGGAGAAACAACTATGGCTTCAATAAAAGACTTATACGATAAATCAGAATTTTCAAAACTAGCTGATAAAGGAAAAGATAAAACTCCTATTTCAGAAGGTGATTTTGATTTAAAGAAATTATCCAAAGATGAGAAAGCACTTAGTGCAGCAAGAGGTGGTAAATTAAACCAAACTCCTTACTCATCTACTGTAAAACTATAAACTATATAATTTGAGTTTATTAATAAACCGTTCTAACGAATGGGGATATATTCATATACCTAAAACAGGAGGCACATCAATTACCTCAGTTTTAAAAAAACAAGAAGGTACTGAATTTGTATCACAATCTCACAATCACATAGGCAAATTTGAGAACATAAAAAATTATTATATTTTTTGTATGGTTAGAAATCCATTTACAAGATTTGCTTCTGCTTATTATCACTATTGTAGAGATAACGGATTTTCAAGTGTTAGAAAATTTATTGATTCTATTTTCGAACACGATTATCTGTACTTTCCCCAAAGCTATTTTACAAATAACGGAAGTTCATCTGAAAAAAAGGTGAGCTTTGTTGGTAGATACGAAAACTATGAAAACGATATAAATCATATTTTTCAAAATATAGGAGTACAAGAATCACTACCGCACTTAAATCGTAATTCAATCTACGATAAACATCCACAATTAAATCAACATAATTTTTATAAACATATGTATCAAGAAGAGTGGATGAAAGATTGGGTACGAGAGAGGTACAAAAATGATTTCAAAATTTTTAACTATGAGTTGGACATATAATGGACAAATAATAACAGAATTATCAGATATGCCAAAAGATACTTTTGGATTTATCTACAAAATAACAAATGGTAAAACTGATGAATACTATATTGGAAAAAAACAAGTGGTATCAATCAGAAAACGTAAATTTGGAAAACGAGAGATAGCATCTTTAGAAGATAAAAGAATGAAAAAATACGAGATGGTTCATAAAGAATCAGATTGGAAAACATATCGTTCATCTAATAAAGTTGTTAACGGTTGGTTTGAAGAAAACGAAAGATTATTAAAAGAAGATAATCGAGATGATATCAATGATAGATTAGAATTAAGAATCCTTAGATTTTGTTCTAATAAGAAATCCCTAACCTATTATGAATTACAAGAACAATTCGCACATGATGTATTATCAGATGAATTATCACTAAATGATAACCTTTTAGGAAAGTTTTTTAGAAAAGATTTGGATATTTAAAATATTTTTCGTATATTAGTATAATAAAAAATTGCAAATAAATAAAAGTTACAAATAATTTGGTTATTTAAATTATTTTTCGTATCTTTGTAGAGTTTAAAGTAGTAACCATGCTTTCACACCACGAAAAACAATCAGTTGTAAACATATTAGATGATGTCTTAGGACCAGGTACATCCATGAAAGGAGATGAACAAGCACACTATTGTCCGTTCTGTCATCATCACAAGAAAAAGTTACAGATAAACTTACAAAGCCAAAAGTGGCATTGTTGGGTTTGTGATTCCAAAGGGAAACGAATCCAAAGTTTACTTAGAAGATTGCACGTAGATTCTCATAAGTTAAAAAAGATATATGAGATTTATGGTGATGATTATGTTGTGTACAGTAATAATACCGAAGATGAAAAGGTAGAGTTAAGGTTACCAAACGAGTTTCGTTCACTATTAGAAGAGCCAAAGGGTATTAATCCCTTATTCAGAAAGGTGAAAGAATATGCAAGAAAACGAAATATTAGCGAAGGGGATATTAAACGTTATAATATCGGTTATTGCGATTCTGGTCATTATGCCAATCGTATTATTATTCCAAGTTATGATAGAGATAATAGACTCAATTACTTCATCGCACGTTCTGTATTCGATGAGGAAAAGTTTAAGTATAAGAATCCGCCGGTTTCGAAAAATGTTATTATGTTCGAAAACCAAATAAATTGGAATGAACCTATTACCTTAGTAGAGGGAGTGTTTGATGCAATGGCTGTTAAGAGAAATGCAATCCCTCTACTCGGTAAGTTTGTACCAAAAACTTTAAATGATACTATATATAAAAAAGAGGTTAAAGGTATTAATATTCTACTCGATGAAGATGCACAAGAACAAGCGTTACATTATACAGTTCAGTATCAGAATCAAGGAATTACTACAAAAAATATTAAACCCACAGATAAGGATGCATCTGATATGGGATTTTCAGAAGTAAACAGTAAGTTAAAAGAATCGAAAGAAACAGAATTTAGTGATATTATTTCACAAAAATTAAAAGGTTTATGATATTATATTCTATTGGGGATTCGGTTACATGGGGAGCTGAATTAGAAAATAAAGAAAATGAAAGATATTCTAAATTAGTTGCAGATGAATTGGGAGCAGTTGATTGTAATAATGCATCTGCTGGTGTATCAAATGATTATCTTTTTAGAAATGCAATGAGAGATATTCATCAATGGATTTATACTCATAAAATATGGGATGAAACCAATGGATGGTCTGAATCAGATGAACTAAAAGTTTTAATAGGTTGGACTTCACCTACACGATTTGAGTGGTGGGATGGTGAAAAATATGTACAAGATAGGTTATGGGTTGATTATGATAAATGGGGTAGTCCAGATGCAAATCAAACAACAGAACAACAAGATAAATTTATTTTACATCAAAATGAATTAATACCATCCTATATTAGAGCGTTTAACCATATTCAATCTTTAATTTCAATATGTGAATTAAATGGTATCGATTATTACTTCTTTAATACATTTTATCATTACGAAAAGATAAAAGAACCTAAATCAAAAATTGATTTATGGGGAAGAGATGAAGAACAACTTGGCTTAAAATATTTAAAAGAAGAAATGGATAATATGTACGATTATTTAAATAAAAATAATGCTACATTTCACGAAAGAAAACATCCAACAAAAGAGTCTCACAAAATGTGGGCAAATTATATACTTAATACATGGTTATAAACAAAGTTTACCACCTTGCAGATTTACATATCCGTAATCTACAAAGACACAAAGAATACAGACTGGTATTCAAAAAATTCCTAAAACAAGTAAAAGAAGATAAAATTGAGGATTCCCTCATTTATATCGCCGGTGATATTGCTCATGCTAAAACAGAGATGTCACCCGAACTCGTACATGAAATAAGTTGGTTTCTTACAGAATGTGCGAAGTTAAGAGAAACTGTGTTAATCACAGGTAATCACGATTGTAACTTAAATAACTCACACAGACTAGATGTACTCACACCTATTATCGAAAATCTTAACAACGATAGAATTCATTATCTTCGTGATACTGGTATCTATAATATCCATAACCTTACTTTCGTTGTCTATTCTATATTGGATAACAAGGAGAATTGGCCTAAGGGAGATACCGTTGATGGAGAGAATAAAATCGTTTTATTTCATGGACCAGTAAACAAAGCACAAACCGATATCGGTTACACCGTATCATCCAACTCATTTCAAGTAGATATGTTTGATGGATATGATATGGCCCTTTTAGGAGATATACACAAAAGACAAACATTTGGAGAAGGATATGAGTGGGTTGCCTACGCAGGTTCGATGATTCAACAGAATCATGGAGAACTACTCGAAAATCATGGTTACTTATTGTGGGATGTTCCCACTCGAACCTTCACCGAACATCATCTACATAATGATTATGGATTCTTAACAGTTGATGTAATAAACGGAGTTATACCTCAATGGGTATATGATGAGATTGGTACTAAACTTCCGAAGTATCCAAGATTACGTTTAAGGTTTACTAAAACGGAAGCTAGTGATATGAAGAAATGTATCACCGAACTTAAGAAGTTATTTAAAGTTGCTGAAGTTACTGTAACGAGAACCGATACAATCGGACAACTAAAAACAAATCAAAAGGTAAACAAAAACATTGTTGGTAATGTTAAAGATGAAACTTTCCAAAACCAACTAATTAGAGATTACTTAGAAAGACAATATCTATTAGAATCAGAAGAATTAGATAAGATAGCAGAAATAAACAAAGAACTTAATGGACATATAGATGATTCAGATTCAGCAGGTAATATCCTATGGACACCCAAAACCTTTGAATTTTCTAATATGTTCTCCTATGGTGAGGATAATCTAATCAGATTTGATAAAGCTCAAGGTATCATGGGTATCTTTGCTCCTAACGCTAGTGGTAAATCTTCTATGTGGGATGCACTATCTTTCTGTATCTACGATAAAACATCTCGTACAAACGTTTCTAAGAACATTCTGAACAATCGTAAAGATATGTTCTACTGTAAGTTTAGCTTCGAAATAGATGGAGTAGATTACTTTATTGAAAGAAAAGCTAAGTACGTTAGAAAGAAAACTTCTGTAAAGGTTGATGTAAACTTTTGGAGAGAAAATGGTGGAGTTATAGAATCACTCAATGGTGAGCAACGAAAAGATACAAACAAGAACATAGAGAAGTTTTTAGGTAAGTTTGAGGATTTTGTTTTAACTGCTCTTTCTCTACAAGGAAATAATGCACTCTTTATAGATAAATCCCAAAGTGAACGTAAAGAAATACTTTCTCAATTCATTGGAGTAGATATCTTTGATAAGTTATATCAAAAGGCAGCAGATGAGAATAGGGATAACGCAACACTTATCAGAAAATTTAAGAGTGATGATTTTACGACAAAATTGGCGAGTATCGACACTGAATTAAAAACCGACAAGAACGAGTACAAACTTTTAGAGATGTCTCAAAAAGCCTTGAAGGAAGAGGATGATATACTGAATAGACAAATCATTAAGTTAAATGAAAAGATAGTAAAGTTAAATTCCGATAGTGGGGTTTCAATCGAAGAGTTAGAAAAAAGATTGAAAAACCTCGAATTGAAGAAAGAGGGCCTCGAAACCACAAAGGGTTCTTTACAAGATAGAATTACCTTTAGAGAGGAACAACAAATCACTTTAGATGAGATTCTCGATAAATTTGATGAAGAGGATTTAGAAGAAGGAATTAATACCTTAAAACAACTTAAATCAAGTATTGGTAAGATAGAGAGTGAGATTGATAAAGTAAATATAAAATTAGAATCACTATATGAGCGAAAAGACCATTTAGATTCACACAAATATAATGAGGAGTGTGATGTTTGTATGGAAAATTCTAAATCTATTTTAGAAACCAAAGATACAGTCAATTCTCAAATAAAAGAGTTGGAAGAATCTTTACAACATAATGAAAAGGAAAAATTAGATTTAACTATTAAAATTGAATCTTTAAGTAATTACGAAGATGAGTGGGATAAATATAAGGATGCTAAAGATAAAGAGGATAAATTAGATAGAGAGATATCTCAACTTATAAACAAGTTATCAACAACCGAAACTGAAGAATTACGATTAGATACCCAAGTTACACAACAATCTCAATTAATTGATGAGTATTATAAGAATGAAAAACAAATTAAGAAGAACAAAGAGATACGAGAACAAATTACTGGTGTTCGGGATAAACAATCTTCTGTAAAGGATGAGTTAAAGAGAATCAATAGTGATGTTCTTAAATTAAATGGTAAGGTGTCTGCTCTTCAAAATCAAAAAGAAACAATTGAAGATAGGATAGCTGAAGTTAAAAACTTAGAACAACAATCTAAGTTATTTGATTTCTACTTAAATGCACTTGGTAAAGATGGTGTATCATATGAGTTGATTGAAAAATCTCTACCAATGATTGAAGGTGAGGTAAATAACATTCTTGCTCAAATAGTAGAATTTGGAATGCAGTTAGAGATTGATGGTAGAAATATTAATGCATATCTTGTATATGGAGACCAGAGATGGAGTTTAGAGATGTGTAGTGGTATGGAGAGGTTTATTAGTGGTTTAGCTATTAGAGTTGCTCTAATCAATGTATGTAACCTTCCAAGACCTAATTTCCTTGTAATAGATGAAGGATTTGGTACTTTAGATAGTGAGAACCTACAATCTCTCTTTATGTTGTTTACATATCTTAAAACTCAGTTTGATTTCGTAATGGTAATCTCACACATCGATTCAATGAGAGATGTAGTAGATGGACTTATTGAAATTAAAAAGGTAAATGGATTCTCAAACGTTAGGTTCTAACTTTTAAAACATTCTTAGGCTTAGGAGTACCTACCTTCTGTTTAATCAGAGTTTCAACCAATCCACTTAATTTATACCCATGTTCCTTGCAATACCCTTGTAAGAGTTCATGGGTTTCTTTTTTTATCTGTATTGTAGTATATTTTCTCATTCT